TTATACCACCTTATACTTCCCTGCCGAACTCCCACCTGTCACGCCGACTTCGGCATTAGCTTGTATCTCATCAACAACAGCATTAGCAATCGCTTGAGCCAATACCGAGGCTTGAGCATAATCACCAGCGATAACAATACCGCCCTTAACCATCTCTGCTTCAATCTTACTTTTTAGTGCTGATTTGCTTAACGCCATATTATTTCCCTGCAAAAACGGTAGTGGAGCCATCGACATGCGGCTTACCGGTGAATGGGCAAATGCTTGCACAAGTGATCACGCCACTGCCGCCATTTAATTTAATCGTGTCGGCATCTTGTTTGATATTTTTTGCCTTAATTACCTGATCTTTTTTTATCGTAATAGTTTGCTGACCGTTGATGGTTAGCGTGTCGTTTTGTTCAATCGTATGGATACGGTCTTTCAATACGGTTAGCTGGTCATTTAACCCGATCACAATATCGCGTAACTGCCCGATGATTTGCACATGGTTGCCACTATTCACAAAATGCATATTAGCTAATGAGCCCAGGGTAATATCATCACCGGCCATCACTTCAAAGCTGCCTAATGTTTCAATGAGCTTTTGCCCTGCGATGTTTTCTTTACTGTGCTGCTCAATATTGAGTTCATGGCTACCGAACTCCCCTAAATAACGGTTCGCTTGCTGGTGTTCTTCAAATGCGCGACTTTCTTTCTTCTGGTCTGTGGTATCTGTTTTATTACCGGCGGCATCGATACGATCGAATACTTCAGCCCGTTGCTGCTGTAATTGTTCACCCGGTTTAAAATCAGGTAATGACCAGTCACAGCCTAAAATGGTGCGGATAAAAGGCCGGTCACTGCGACCATAGGCAAATGCAATTTCAACCATAGTACCTGCTGCCGGTGTACTTAATAATCCTTGCTCTGCACCACCAAAATGCACGGGTAGCGGCACCGCTTTATAAACCGGCACCTGAGTATCATATTCACCTTGTTCATTTAGAAGTTGCACATCCGCGGCAAAGCGTGGACGAAAAGCATTATTCTCATCACCCTGCGTGGCATTATCAGTGATAACCATGACCTTACCCAACTGCGGTAAATGCAAACCTGCTGCCAGTTCAGGAAACAGATAATTCATCTGCCGTTTTTTAGCCGGCGTATTTTCACCATTTTGCCAGTACAGTGTCATTTCATGGCCGCTAAATTCAACTTTAATTAACCGGTGGCCATTGGCAATAACACCTGGGCGAATAGCGGGGATAACCGCCAGCTTCATACTATTACCACCCCACTGTTCAACACCTAATGCATCAGGGATGGTGATAGGTCGACTTGGCCAACGACTATCACCGTAACTGCCCAGGTAAATATCACTGTTCGTTTGCTGATACCAACAGAAATCAGCGATAGAAAAGGCATAGCCTATATTCTCAAGTACCTGGTAACCACTGCCCTGGGAAACGAAATGCGGAACCACGGTGTCCGTGTATTCTACATTTTCAGGCAGCACGAAATTAAGGCCAGTATCATGGCTTAACTGGGCAACCACTTTAGATACGCTCGCATGCTGCATACTGATAGGCCAGCGCATGGCTAATAACCCTGATAGCTCCCGCACCATAATGCGGGTATAACCCGTTTGTGCTGCTTGAGCCTTAGTCACGACCCCATAAAAATACTGACGCATATCCCCCTGATAACCGATATCAAACTTAACGAATTGCTTCTTTGCTACCACGCCCTTCACCACAAAGGTCGCTCGACCACCGGCATTAAGTTCTAAAATGATATGCTCTTCACTGACTATGCGAGGCTCATCATCGATGAGTAAACGTTTATCTAATTTCATGCTAACCACGTATCAATCGATTTTAGCGTTTTCACAAAGCCAGTTTCTTCAGGCGCTTGTGATTGACTATCACTGACCGCAGCAGGGTGCGCTTTCGGCGTTACCCTAGCGGTATTATCGGTAGTTTCAGTTTTTGCCTGTGGCTGATTTTCCGCTTCACGTTGCGCTTTCACTTCCGGTACCGACAAATATTCGCGTAATGTGAAGCTCACTCGCCATGCCATCAGGTTTTCTTGTTCATCCGATTGCACTCGACCGGTAAAGCGCACCTGGCGGATCTTCATGGCTTTGGCCAACTCGTTACTGATACGGTAAATCTTACGTTTACCGTATTCAGTTTGCTGCGCCAATAACAACAGACGATTTAATATTTCTGGATTTTTAAACGACACCAGCGCGCTAACCGCCATTTCTTTACCTTTAATGCCTTGTTCGGCGATGTCTGTATTCGCAGTTTGCCCGCTCATATCCGCATCTTTAATGTCCATTGATAAATTGATGCGCGATGATTTTAAGGCAAGTAGCTCACCATCAAGTGCAATCTGGGTCATACGAATAGCTCCGAAATAAAGGTTAACGGTGTTTGACTAAGCAGCAAGGCCGCAAAGGTGTGGGTATGTTCATAACCCGGGGGTATTGATTGCTGTAGCATTGCATTTAATACCTCGGGTGAACCTTCAGCTGAAAACACCCGCACTTGGATGGCGCTTTGCTTTAGACTTTCAATCGCATCATGTAACAGCGTTAAATGCGCGGTGCGTTTCATCGATAGCGCTTGGAGTTTAACAATCGGGGTTTGTCTGTCTGCGGCAATACTTTCGAGTTGCGCAACCTGCGCCCCCTGCCAGTTAAGTACCTGACGCAGCGGTGCTGAGTTTAATGCGCTGGCAGGTCTAAATAGCGGTTTTTTAGCCGCTAATGGTTGAGTAAATTTATCTTGCTCTAATGTAAGCCCTTGCCCCGCTCTGCGCGCGACCATCCCCAGTTCAGGCAGGGCCAATACATCAAATACCGCCTTGGTACTGGCCCCGAACGCGGGTAAATTTTGCTCCGCTATCATTAAACCTAATGCGTAACATGGTCCCGTTGGCCTGTTATCATCACTGCTATCAAGTAATTTATCCGCCAGATGTTGAACTGCATTCGCCGGCGTTAAGTGATAGGCCGCATTGGCAACATTATCAGCCAAAAATAAATAAGGATGCGCACTTAACACATGTCCCTGGCATAACAAATCATCTAACTCGCCACGTAACGCGAGCAAATTTGCAGCTTCCGCGCTTAATGCATGGCGGTTAAAACTCACTTTATCCGCAAGAGGCGTTAAACGATGAGCCGCCTGCTCAATAATACCAGCCATTTTCCCTAATACTTGTTCACTTTTTCCCTGGATGGTTTGCGCGCTCGCCGACCAGTTAAAATGTTGTACTTGCCAAGTCATACTCGCCCCCGAAATAGTGCATTAAATAGCGAAGTACCATCATCCTGTCCGCAGCCACATATAAACCGTTAAGTGCTTACCTCGCACATCTAACGTCGCATTAGCCACGCCAGTATCAGATACCGAGACAGAGCCCGACGGTCTACCTGCAGATGCAGGTTTAGAGTAAACAACGCTATGACCATTAGGCGCAATATTACCTGATATATAACCAGGCGTTGTATTGTTCCAACCACCATATGCGTCAATACCATGTGAATGGTTTGGTAATTGATTACCACTAAATGAGGCGGTATGCCTATGCATAGGAACTGGTACAGCGGGCGTATTCGTACCTGTAATTTTATTGACACCGCCCGCCGTTTTGGTACTAAGCAAGGTCATGTCTGCACCCTGCATTACCCATATACCAGGGTATCCGTAGGTATTAGGGCTAGCAACATTCACTGTGATGAGTAAATGTCCGACAGGAAATAACGCATCAATCACACTCTGATTAACGGAAGCGTTCGCCCTGTTTAGCGCCTCAATGGCTTTATCCATTGAGATTTTTACGGCGGCAGCAACAGCGTATTTACTGCTACTTGCATCATCAGTCGCGCTAGTTGCAGGCCAATTATTTACATGTTGTAAACCGACCTGCGTTTTAGTCACCCCATGTGGATTGGCGTTATTCCCAACATGGCCAGCTAACTCAGTCTTTGTTGCTTTCGTTGCGATGGTGGCATTAATGGCGGCAATTTCACTGTCATTTTCTTGCAGTGCATCCCCTAATTCTTTTATTGTATCCAGAGCCTCAGCTGGCGCGCCGCCAAGTAATTCCGACACGCGATTGTCCGTATGTGTATTGGCATTTTTCTCAGCGTCAACCGCACGAACATGGGCAGCCCTCACCGAGTTAGGTGTAGCGGCCATTGAAGTGGATGTGGATACAACACTATCGGCCAACTGCACAGCCCCTTTTTGGTCTATCGTTGCATCTTTAATATTAAGGGTGCGGTTAGCACCCAGCGTCCCACCGCCTTGTAATGCACCGGCAGTATTGATTGAGCGCGCGTTGAACGCAGCCATGATTTTATTACTTATCCCACGCCAAAACTGAGTCAATTTAATGTGCTTGTCTGCCACGCTGCTGCTATCAATCTCACTGTTTGTGGCCGCGTTGTCTTTGCGCTCTAAGGCTGGCATACCGCCTAAGACTCGGCAATCAATTACATTGCCAGCACTGTCGATATCAGCCAGTTTTGTCACGTAATGCTGTAAGCCAGTGTTATCCACATGATCCGTTAATACTTGTGCAGAGGCTTTAATACTCACCATGGTTTGCCATTGACTGGTTAACCCTCCCTGCCAACTTGCATCAAGATAAATCCCCATATCATTAGCCGCGTTACTGATAACCGTTTCAACAGTCGCCTCGCAGCGCAATCCGCCAACATAACCACTGCCAAGTTTGGTTTTATAGCTGCTGGCCGATTTGAATACTTGGTAACCATCCTCTAAAAATGCCGCATCACCGTAGTGATCCAAATTACTTAATCGCTCAGTGCTATCAATGCCAGTTAAGCGCGCTGTGAAATCAATCTGCCAAGTGGCAGCATCAACGGTCATACCCGTCGCATTTTGCGCGCCGATATAACTCATCATCAAAGAGCGAGTCACTGAGTTACCGTTTTTAACGCCCGCGACCGATTTTATTTTATTGATTGTCGGAATATGACTGATAGCCGCCAGCACATCTTGTTCTTTATTGCGTAAACCAATCCAGTTAAATGAAAAGTCACCGACACCCGTATCCATAATAAGCGAATAGATAACGGCATTCGGACTAACAAATCCAGATTGAGTCACATCACCAGTAAATACAATTTGCGACGCAGGCGGTAGCGTTTCGGCTCTGTCTATCGGTGTGTTCGGATCGAGCCCTGGGACATTAGCCAACACAAATTCATCAAGTACGATTGATTGACCCGCTAATGCGAGCTGCGCTTTTAGCGTTTCAAACGCCAAGGTAATTGTCATTTGAGCCATTATATTTCCTCTAATATTGCCGCCAGACATTGGTGGTCCCAATCCAGTGGCGATACAAGTAAATTTAATTCAACAGGGCTTATCACCTGAAATTCATAACGTCGACAAGTGCGGCCATAATGCTGAAGTAAGGCCGTAAGCAGGTCATAGTTCTCTGATAACTGCGCGTCGGTTAAGCGGATCGTCACAATGTCCCAGTTTCGCCCTTCAGTCCGCTCATCAATTTCAACATGGCCAATGCCTAAACGTTGGAATATGCGAATAAAACCCGCCGTCTCGCCGGAGTCCTTAGCATTAATAAAGGCGAACTTAATACGCTTACGAAACAACGCAACTGGCTCGCCATTAAAACGTGTGATATCTCGGCCCCAAGCAAGCGTAGGTAAAATACTTTCGACGCAGGTTAGTGGATCTAATTGGGCCAATGGCCACAACAACCATAAACGTATTTTTTGCCAGTAATTCCTAACCCCATTCGCGAGAAAATACGGTTCTTTTAACGTTTCAGCTAAGGTGTCACCGTCCATCCACCAGGGCACTTTATGGTCAGGTAACGGCGCGGCATGTTTATCATGTTCAATCATGAATAATCACCACTGACGTTAAACGCGGGATTGCCAGCAAACTGTCTATCTCTTCTACGTTAAATTTAATTGTCGCCAAATCAGGTAATTGTTGATGTATTTCTTTGATGAGTAGACTGAATGAAAAAATAGATAACGGCAGGGTACGAGTGACCGAAGCATAATCAGCAGTTTCCCGAAATGCAGCACGGATCATATCTTCCACATCACTTGCTAACACGCCTTGCCTTGCTTGGCTCAAATTAGGGTTTCCCTTGATGGTCGCCTGTATCGGGTGCTGTGTTTCCGGCATCAGCAAACACAATAAATCATCGCCATGGCCGTGATTGCCCTCTTTCATCACATAATCATTCAACTGCTTGATTAGCTGACTTGGCGTACTGCCCACTTCCATCAAAATATACGCATTGGCCGTTGCGGGTCCACGCGGCGCATCATGTTCAAAATAAATTAAATCAGTACGAATACCCGCTACACTCGCCAGCATGGCGCGATAGATAGAATCAATATGAAAACGTCCCACCGAACTAAACTGATTACGAATACGCAAAGCCAATTCATCATCCATTTCAGTATTAGCACCAAGAGATGTGATCCAATCCACCGGATTACTGACATGCGTGATACCACTGATGCTTTTGGGCAAAATTGAAAAATAGCCCGCAGGTAGATTAAAAGCGTTGCCGGCATTAACTGCATCGCAAAGCACGAGACCGCTAGCTTGCCCTGCAGGGATCAATACATCTGCAATCACCCGTAATTGATAGACAGTATTTTCAATACGGTCTGTTTCTATCAACGTCCCAGCAACGATGATCACCGGATTTTCAGGTTTTTCTTTAAAAAACGTCACACCACCTCGGGTGAACGTGGCGGGTTTACGCTCTAAATCGACTTCCCACGCTTTTAAATCCAAATAAATATTTTTCGCCGTGGCGGTAAACGCATTAGGTAATACGTAGTTAGCCAGTAAGTTATTAATCAACCATAATGACGGTGCGATAACCACTGCATTGATCACCCGCCAAAATGGCGACATGCGGCTATCATTACTGACTTTACTGCCCGCCGCTTCGACTTCTTTTTCTAGCTCAATAGCAAGCGCGGTTTCCGTGGTGGGTATACCTTCAGCCGCAATTAAGCGTTGAAAATCGACGTATGGACGTTCACTCATAACTGTACCCCAAGTGCTAATTCACCAAACTTAACGGTCGTAGCAAGTAGCATAATCACACTGGCACTTTGCGCTAACGCGGATGCTGAACCAGGCTCAATACGCAGGTCGGTTTCAATTAACATTTCGATGCGCGTTAACACATCTGCGCGCAACGTGCGGTTACGCTCAGCCTGCAGCTGACGCACGAGACCACTTTCTAACACAGCATGCTTTACATCTTGAGCAATACTCATAATGTCGTTGGTATAAAACGGCTGCTGGCCAGCATCAAAATCGACACCGCCTTGATTGACTAACAGATCTATATAATATTTATCGGTCATGGTGTGTTCATTTCATCCCATTCATGTAGTTGCGCTTGGGTAAACGGCTGCTCTTGTTTAATGTGAATATCACCCGTATGCGTCGATTTACTGCCATTGCCCTGCATCGCTTTTGCCATCTGAGGCATGTAACCATACGATGGCACTTGCGCGGTCTGCGTGCCTTGTAAATAGCGACTAATTGGTTGGTTAATTCTTTCCCTGCTGGCCTTTTGATTGCCTATATTCAATGATTCAACATCGGGTATTAATGGTTCTTTAATCAATGGTTCAATTTCAATGCCCGGGATCATATTGATTTTGTCTATCAACCAATCGATGCCCTCACCCAATAAATCAAACACCGATAAATCCCCTAAATAATTAGTGAAATCAGCCCAGCCTTGCGCCATTAAACCGAACACCATCATGGCTTGCTGACCGACGAGGATGAATGGCTGTGCTAAAAATAGAATTGCGCTAAATAAGTGAGATACGACAGTCGACACACCTGATGCAATGAGCTGCCAACCACTCATCACGGAATCAGCAATACCTGTAAATAACGCAGGAATAGTGCCCAGAACGCTAAGCGCGGCAGCTGGCCCATCAATCAGTAAGCTGAAGAATGCTTTAATGCTGGTGAACACCACCTGGAACGGCAGCAATAATGCACTGACACCTGCCCCGATTAATTCCCATGCACCGGATGCAATAGACACATAACCAGCGAATAAGCCTGAAAAGAAGTTAGACAGCGTATTAAAACCAGACATGATGCCTTGCATGAACCCAGTATTTAACAAGGCTAAAGTAAACATGTCCCAGGCTAATACCAGATCATTAATCACTGACATAACACTGCCGCCAACGGCTTTGAACATCTGGCCAATTTGGTTAAACATCCAGATTTTGTTTAATGCTGCGGTTAACTCATCCCAATAAACAATGGTCCCGATAACGGCGATACCAAGAGCAAGAATACCCGCTACAATCAATAAAACAGGGTTAGCTGCCATGATCATGTTTAAGCCAAGAAACGCACCTTTCATCCACGTTAAACCCGTACTTGCAACGGCCATAACGCTACTCATTATCACAACGGCGGAGCCCCAACCTACAGTCACCAATGTTGATAAACCGACGATTAAGTTCCACGCCGATATGGCGCCAGCGCCACCGATAATGGCTAATGCTGCATAGCCAAGATACTCAGTAATATGAGGGAACATCTGTGTCCACTCCAGTATTGAACCAATGCCGTCAGCCATACTACCAACAAGACCATTGATCGCAGGTAGCACTAAACCAAATACACCGGCTCGGATGGCATACCAACTTGCATCTAATCGCTCCCATTGGTCAGTCATTGCGCCAGCCATGCTTTCAGCTTTACCCATGCCTTTTACATCACCAAGGGTTTCAATACTCGCAGCAAGGCCATCGGTATCAGCCATGAGTAATTTAATCATACTCACCGCTTCAGCACTGCCGAACGCATTCTTTAATGCATCGCTTTCTGCCACATCCAAGGTATCGCCAAACTCATTTTTTAGCTTTCCTAGAATGTCATGCATTGGCAGCATCGCGCCCTGACTATCGGTGAACTTCATGTTCAACTTATCTTGCGCTTTACCCACACCGTCTAAGAATGATTTATATTTAGTACCGGCCTCGCTGCCCGACATGGTGGATTGCAAGGTACCGAGGATCGCCATCTGCTCATTCATACTAATACCGGCAGACGTTGCATTGGCGCCAACAGAAGTAAACGCATCACTCATGCCTTTACCCGTGGTTTTAAACATTTCCACTGATTGCGCGGTCATGCCTGCCACTTGCTTAGACCAAATGCCAGTACCCATCATGTCGGCCTGATTTTTAAACACGCCGTACATAGTGCCCATGTAATCCGTGATGGTGGCGGTATCTGCTTTCGTTGCAGCAGCAAGGACCGCAGAACTCTTGGTAATATCAGCAAGCTCATCACCGTTAATATTGCCAAAGGCTGACTTGATATCATAAGCCGCTTCAACCACTTCAGTCGCAGATTTACCGTATTCAGCAGAAAAGCCTAATGCGGTTTGCTGTAATTTCTGCAAGTCAGCATCCACAACGCCCAATGATTTAACTTCACCGAGCACACGGTCCATTTCAATCGCCGGCATCAATGCACTTTGCACCGCAAAACCAGCGGCTACGAATCCCGCAGTACCACCCGCCATCTTGTCCCAACCAATACGCCCAGCATCCGCCGTTTGAGTAATAGAGCTCTGAATACCTTGTAATGGCGCAGAGGCTTGATCAATCAAGCCAATCGTCATCATTAAACTATCCATATGAGAACTCATCTAATCATTACTCCCCGTTAAATGCTTTTGCGATGCCATTGGCAACAGCGATGGCGTGTTTTTCAGTTTGGGATTTATCCAGCCAAAGCGCCCTGGCATAACTTTCGGTGTTATCTGGCGCATGAGGTAAATAAAATGCCTTTAAGGTAAAGATTTGCTCTAACTCATTACGCTCAATAGCCTGGGCGTGGCGTATTAGTTTTTTACTTCAATTTCCAAACCGTCTTCAAAATGTTCATTCACTTTGTGCAGTAAACGCATCACCGCACCAGGTAACTGCAACACTTCATCTAACGCCGATTTATCATCTTTGTTGACAACACGACGCAAGTAATTGGTTGCTGGCGCCACTTTGTCGTGCGGCATCATTTCATTAATGTATTTGTTATAAGCTGTGAGTGATGGTTCAAAACGGAGTTCTTTACCCGCGATTACTAATACGATTGCTTTCTTTGTCATGCTGCATTATTTCCTTGAAGTAAGTTGTAAATTCGATCGAACCCAGAGACCATGTTGCGTTCAACACGGTCGCCTAATTCTTTAACGTCATCTTTTGTCGCATAGGTTTCTGCAACGTGTGTTTTGTGCTCTGCTAAATCAGCTGAAACTTTTGATAACCAGGTGATAACGGCGCCACCAATAACCACAACCAACATTGCTACTGCGGCAATCGCAGCTACCCAACTCGCCATTCAAACCTCTCTTTATTTCTTCAAGCCTAATTGCTTGGATTTATCAACACTGCTACGGCTACTACCAAGCCAAAACGCGACGGCGGTACCAAACGCACCTAACACCGCACCCGCTGTCATGATGATCACCTGGTCATAAGCTTTCGGTGGTTCAAAGGCGAACAAAGCGATAAACATCCCCGACACCATCAGCGCAAGAATGAGTGTCATCACACTCGGCATCCAATGGTCTTTATGTTCAGCGCGCGCGTTTTGGGTGTCTGCCAGTTCAACTTTGCGTTCATCTAATGCAATGGCCGATGCTTGTAAGGCTAATTTTTTAAGTGATACCCGTTCTTCACTTTCTAACTGACGGATAGCAACCAGTGCTTCAGGATTTTGTTTAATGGCTTGCTCAATCGCTGCAGGTGTATTTTCGACACCTAAGGCATTAGCAAGTAATCCACCAACCGCGGCACCCGCTGGGCCACCGATTAAGGTGCCAACCAATGGCGCTGCACTACCAATCAAGGATTTAATGTTGTCCCACATGGTTAATCCTTACTTATTGAAAGGCTGATAATCTCACCAGCGAATTCAGCTATTAGGGCATTAAAAGCAGCGGTTGAATTCAGTACTGCCCACTCGTTATGAACAAAACCAAACGCCACACCAGGTGCTAAGCAACCAAGTAAATCTTGCGGTGAATTGGCTTTGTGGATCAGAATATGCGTACGCAAACTCGGACCATTTCGCGTGACGCCCAGTGCTGGCGCTTCAAGTGCATAACAAGCACCGAACTTAGGCGACTGATGCGGCATGGCATTGTAAGTACCCTCTACAATGCAAGATTCAGACGCTTTGTTATTCAGCATTGGGCGTTCAACGAAACAACATACTTTGCTGCCATCTTCACGGTGTAGCGTAGAATAGGTACCTTGTTCAAAGTAACGACGTCTTAATGAAAAATGTTTCATAGCTTTCCTTTGTCGATGAGGTCTTGGCAGACGATACAAAATTGACAGCCTTTAACCGCGTCTTGCCGTGCTTTGGGAATATCAGCACTACATTCATAACATTCATCAGCGCTCTTTAATTGAGTCTGCTTAGGCTGCGCAGCAAAGTGGTTCGACAATGCCATCGCGGTTTGCTTTGCTTCAAGTGCACAGGCACTATCTAATACATCCATCGCTTACCCCACTAAATCGCGGGTATCTTCTTTACTCAAGTAAGGAATACCGTCGATATGGATAAAATCAGGACTAGTTACCAAACCTTTAACTTTGTGTTTGGTTTTATCTGATGACGATGGATCCACATCTAAGATGCTTTCCAGTAATAGTTTTACACCGAACACTTCAATGGTGAGCTCTTCACCACCGGCATTGCCGTAAAATAGACAATCATGCGGCTCAATACCACGCCAACTGCCTGCACTTTTTGCTGCTTGAGCCAATAACTTGAAATTTTGAGTATCAAGTTCATATTCAACATCAGCACTTACCGCACCGTCGGTATGCCCATCAGGTACACCGCGGGTTGTTGATACTGCTGAATCATCAGAAATAGATACTGAGGCTTTTTCCACATGAATAACGGTACCGAAAATATCAACATCGAAATTCATGCCAGCTAAACGTTTACTCATGCTGCGTCTCCTGGGTTACTAAGGTCTAACATCAGATTGGCAACAATCTCTTTCGGGCAATCGTAAGGTTTAGCTTTAATGTAAATTTCCACCTTGTTGCGATTAACCCAATTGATAGTGATGGCATCCGCTGATGGTGGTTGAATATCACCAGGGAACATCTGTTTACCTATGGTGATGGTTTTTGACATTTCACGCAGTGGTCGGGCGTAACGGCTTTGTGCTGATTTAGTACTAAACGGTGTGCTGTTAAATGACCGGTCACCTAAATCCGCAATACATAACAGGCGCACTCGGCGAGCAACTTTGTCGATAACACGGCGATTTTCAACCACCTGGTAATCACCGCCTTCAACATCTAACATGCGCCCATCAGCCCAATAGATACCGTCATAATCTGGATACCAACAAGGTACCGATAAACGGTTTTGTTCTAATGTCTTTAACGTTGCAGTGCTAAGTGCTACCCCATCTTTATCAATCGGCAGTGTCACATCACCAATTAACGCCCCTGTTTTAACGCGGCATGGTGAATCAGCAATAGAGACGCTGCGATTACATAAGCGCCCCATTAATTTACCCAGTGCATCCGGGAATACTTGCGGGATAAGCATGACACCATCAGCGGCAATCGTATCTTGGATAGCCACGGTGGTAGCCTCATACTCAGACCATGATTGAAGTTCACCAATTTCAGGGGTACATAACGCCATGAACTGCCAACGGCCATACTTGGCAATCAAGGTATGGTAAAGCGCTTGCGCTGCTGTCACGGTTGCTTGGTCTGATGTTGGGTCACACAAGATCACGGCTTCAAAGCTTTGGGTTTCTTGGGCTTTGAGTGCTGCTTCATCCCATTTTTCAGCACCTGCCATTACATAAACCGCGGCACTCCAATTCTGGCCAGCGTTAAGCATGGCGGCGTTCACATTGCGTTTCAGTGCTGAATCATCCGCGCCGAGCTGCTGATCAAAATCGGTATCAGTATTAACTGACAATAACTTGCCCGTATTGGTACTGCCCAGACCGATAAACAAGAAATGGCGTTCCACTTCTGTTACTGGGCCCTGCATTTGGTTAAGTGTGTTTACTTGAACTACTGGCCACATTAGCGTTGTTCCTTTTCTAGTTTTGCTGCAATAAAATTGGTTATGTCTTTTGACTTTGCACCTAAGAGCTGGCGTTCTGGTAATTTAACTTCCCAACTCGATTGCGCATCTTTGTTCTTCAGTTCCCTGATAATCAGCCCAGCTTGACCTGTGGTTAAACTTTCAAGGATCCATTTAATACTTGGCTTTTTACGTTTGCCTTTACGTTTTGCGGCGATGGTATAACCAAGCTCTCTTAGTCGTTTAGCCTGCAAGCGCGTTGGCTTATCATCATAGTTAGGCTTGCCATATACCTTTCTTGCTTTGACTGCATTCCACTTTTCAGTCGCACCGTGTTGATGCTTACTGGCGATGGTGCCCGCAAGACCAGGGAAATATAACGTGGCTTCATTTGAGTTAGCTTTAGTCTTTAGCTGCTTACTCATTTTGCGCATCATTTTCTTGCTGCCTGATGCTCTGCCTTGCCAACTGCGACCATTAGGGTCTTTGTTTTCCCGCATGTTCTTTTTGTTTTGCTTAGCTAAGTGCCGGCTTAACTTACCGAGTATCCGAGTACGTTTTTTCGGGTTTAGCGTCATTAGCTTTAATTGCTGCTGAACGCTTAACATTTCAGGCTCTAACATCGATACCCTAATCACTTATCGCTTCCAATAGGTGATGCTGGATTATTCCCCGATATAATATCGCCGTGTTCAGCAATCCATATTTCATATGGCGCCACTTTCCATTTTTTCCCTTCCCACTCAATCAGCCCGCTTGGATCTGCAACCACCATGAAGGGTTCTCGAAATTCCACTTCAATGATCATTTCAACGCAATCTTCACTTTCCGGTTCAATGTCTGCAGTTGGGTCTGGTAAGTTAAACTTGTTGCGATGTTCATCAACGTCCATTAACCAGGCCATGACTGACGCAAGCACAATTTCAGGGGCGCACTTCTTAAAAGGAAAACGCTCAAAGCTCAGTACTGCTTTATAAGACAGCTGACCAATATCACGGCCAGTACCATAGTCTTTCGGCGCTAAAATCAGCTCTACATCTTCCATCCAAGAATCAAAATGTTTATGCAGTGCCTTGGGTACAACACCATTAACACGACTTGTTAGCCCCTTTAGGTAATAACCTGCTGAATATTGGCTCTCAGTGCTCATAACAATTCAACTCCCGTACTGCGTTTGCCTCTGATGGTGCGAATGTGCTGCAAACTTTCAGCAAATAAACAGTCTTTCGTTTCCGATTCAGTTTGAGTTACGTTCTCACCAGCATCACGCATTTGAGTTGTGGCAAATTCAGGTAACAATTCAGCTTTAGCGCGAGCATATACGGCTTTTTCATACAAAATAACGAGCATGTTTTTACCGGCGATACTCGGACTGCCCACCACATCAACCGCGCGATGAATACCGTTGCTCTCATAACCAGACTTAACGCTAATTAGCTCTATGTTGATTTGGGCAATGGCAGATACAACCGATGTTGCGATCGTATCTTTATCCATATCAACCGGTACACTGCGACGTTTTTCAAAATCACCGGCGTTAATGTCCGGCCAAAAACCATCATTTGTAATACAAGTATCTTGCTGCTCTGTATCCGTCTTGCCACTAAACATATTGATACTCACTTTCAATGGGTCGGCTCTAGCCACTGCGATAAGGTACCTATTTCGCTATTGCGAATAAGACCAACGCAGCCGAGCCGGTGGCGCGAGAGTCGTTACAATTTATGAGAGAAACTAAAGGTCCGTTTCTTTACCAATGGTCTTGGCTATTTCTCTGACCATTTTTTTAACGCCTGCTTTGTCGTTTAACGCGGTGGCTTTCACCCCGTAGGAATAGGCATTACCCAGGTTAAATACGCTTTGTTCTAACTTGGCTGCCATAGCGTATAGCTTGCCGCCAATCAATTCGCTTAACCGCCATTGGTACGTATCGAGCAAGTGGATAAACTGAGTGAATAAGTGGATCACTTGGCTACGCTCGACTGCGTCACGCCCTTGGCTTAAGTGTTTAGCGCCTTCGTCATAGAGTTGATCAATCAAAAACGTCGGCCAATCTTGCGTACTAAAGCGACCAGGTAAACGTTGGTTTTGCGTCATTAACAAAGGTAGAAAATCAAAGGCAGTTTTCCAGTGTCCAAGGTCAACAAGCCAAATCACCACCCAAGCCAACACCATGTTCTGATGGTTAGTGCCTTGCGCTTGATAACGGCGTAAATAATCCAGATACTCGTGGTTCTCAATCGCCTGCGCTTTGTATGCTATTTTGTCTTCCATATGAGAAAACTTTTTAAGTTGAGCAAGGTCGGAATCCATGGCCGCTTTGAAAAAATCAAACTCTTCCATAATGCCCTGGGCGCGGCTTGGCTCTACTTCAATAACCTTGCCCTGCTTCACTTTTACTGAGACTGATTGATCAGGACCGCTGGCCATATCAACACCGATAATAGCGGCATGGGTTTTACGTTGATTTCGTTTGACTATGCTCATTTCAAAAAACTCTCTGTTTGGGAATAACGAACTTACCGTGATAAGCCCGTTATTCATTTAATACTGCTTATTCAGTTACTGAGTTAAAACCGACTAAGACCAAACCCAGTGCGCAGGGTTATCAGCATCAAAGTCACCAGCATCAACCGCAGGATCCTTGGCTTTGTCCAGCTTCACGCTGTCCGCTTCAAAGAAAGCGATCTTTTCCATGTCGTTGATGTAGTAACAATCATTACGTGATTGATAATCTTCGACGCGTTTCTTCTTGGCGTTATTTTCAATAGAGGTACGTGTTGAACCCGATTGCACGTAGTGACTCAAGTTATCGAACGAGGTAATTAAAATTCCACGGTCAGGAAAGAACGGGATCTTATACGCCTTCAAACCACCGAATGTTTCAATGATCTGTTCAAGTTCAATCTTGTCTTTTTCACTGGGGGTATGCGCTTGTTTGGCATAGAGCTTGTTCTTTTCTTTCGATAACAGCTCGTCACCAATAATCGCCACTAAACCAATGCGTTTATGCGCAGGGATAGCTTGCAGTAAATCATGCACGGCTTGATCAAGATTTTCATAATCACCGCCCGCGCCGATACGGATTTCACCAGCCTTTTGCTCACCGTCAGCAAAGACATTGGCGGCATTATCACGGCGAACCAATTGCAGCCAGCCGATATTCACATCTTCCATCATTGGATACGTTGCAATATCCGTGAACTTAGCGGCGCTGGTACCGTTCCAACCAATCTTGATGATATCCAGTGCAATGGCTTGACGTACATGGGCGCGAAAACGGCTGTGAAAATCAGGGAACTTCGCCCACATATCCATGCGCTGCCACGTAATGTGGGTATCACATTCAACCGCATAACAACGGTATTCACGGTCGGTTAAACCTAACGGGTCTTTGGTGCTACGGCTTTTAGTCTCATCCGTTTCCACACCAGCGCGACCAGTGACGCCACCACTAATACCGGCTGTAATTGAACTGCCGACTAAATCATCAACCATTTGCGTATCGATACGCTGTAAGAATTCAGCACTTTGATATACCTGGTCATACAGCGTCTGTTCAATCGACGGCTCGACACTAAACTGTTCAGATACGGAGGCAACCCCGTAATTAACAGCCAATGCAGACACCACCGCGGCAAAAATCTGTGTTGTTTTAAGCTTCATTAATTTGGTTCCTGTTACTAAAGAAGGTTGTGGTATTTGGCATTGTCACCAAGGTGTTCTTCTTCACCGTCAGTGGTCGTTGATGCAGGGTCTTTGATTGCATCAGCCACGGTTTTAGTGAGCGCTTCAATTTGCTCAACCAAACCATTAACCTTGCCATCAATCGCCGAGAATTCAGCCGTTGGTTTATCCGTACTTGTGTCGGTTAAGTTGTCGGTATTCGCATCATCAACCGGTGCTGTTGTCGTGTCTTGCTTAGCCAATAAAGCTTGCGTTGCGAGGGTATTGGCTTCCAGTGCTTGGCTAAACTGCAGCAAGGGTCCACCGAGTGCGTCGGTCATTGCGGCGGCAAATTCTTCGCGTTTCATGTCGTCATCATCCTTATTAAAATTAAAGAGTTTTTTAAACAGGCTCTTGGTTGGTTTGGCCGCTTCGTCTAATGCTAATGACACCTTTAATAGGTCAGTATCTGAGGGTGTGCTATTTACATTAAGGTCCGCTTCATGCGTATTATCAGCGTTGTCATTTTGACTAAAGTGAATACGGTCGGTGTAGGTACTCGCCGGATAATCGGTTACGGCCAGCCCCGTTAAATAGGTTTGCCCTGACTTCATAAAATCACGGTCAATTTCAATACTGAAATACACCGCTTGATCGGCTTGGTTTAGTTGAACAAACGACGCATTCGGTGATAACACCGCATACAAGACTTTAATGCCTTCATCATTTTTAGCGGTTGTCAGTTCAATCACATCACCGAGCATGCCGCCGTTAATATCTACGTTTAAAAGGTTCTTCGCTGCCCAACCAGACCAATTAAATTCGTGGTCTAAATTGATGCGTGCACCGTATTTTTTATAGTTGTAAGTCGTGACAATATCGTCGATATCTTTTTCTGATATTTCACGGCCATCTACCGTTAACCCCATGGCAGCAATGGCAAGTGGAATAGTGCGTAATTGAGCCATGTTGTTTCCTGTTTAATGTCGAAGTAAGTCTAAGTGAAACCAATTTTGCCCGTTGAACAGGGCTTAATCCATCACATTAAATCCGCGTTATTCCGATTTTGGCGAAAGCGGAATAACGCGGAAATCTTCTTAAAGAATTACGGGTTTTAGGGTTATAAACTTGATGCTCGTTCTTACCAACAGGCCAGTTATGAAACCGAGGACTCCCCGATATACACCCGAAATCATTAAAACGGCGCGTGACCATTATGTGTTTGGTGGGCTGACGTTTGATGAAATTGCAGAAATGGACGGTATGCCGAGTGCCCGTTCTTTACGACGTTGGGCGGATGATGGCAGCTGGAATGAACTGTGCCCGTCACTGAATGCCGAGACAGCGATTGCAAGACGCATTGTGTTATTGGCAGACCGTGAAGATAAAAGCGAAGCAGATTACAAAGAACTGGATTTTCTGACCAAACAGCAATGCGCGTTAAATCAATCTCGTTTACCCAGTGTCGGCATCACTAAAAAATACGGTAATACGCCTGCAGCTGCCGCGCCCGAAAATGAACAAACCAGTGAGCGAAGCAGTAAAAGTAAGAAACGTCAGAAGAAGATTAAAAATGATGTGTCCAGTATCACCAAAGAAATGCTCGATACACTCAAAGACAACCTGCTCTACCCGCACCAATTACACTGGTTTGAACATCAAGATTACCGCAGCCGGTTCATATTAAAACCGCGTCAGATTGGCGCGACTTTCTACTTTGCCTTTGAAGCCTTTTATGATGCGATAGTGAATGGTCGTAACAAGATCTTCATTTCAGCATCACGGGACCAGGCGGAGATATTCAAAGCCAACATTATTGCCTTGTGTCGTGAACAATTTGGTATTGAGTTAAGCGGCTCACCGCTAACCATGCGTAACAAAGGCAAGACAACCACACTGTATTTCAAATCAACCAATGCCCGCACAGCACAATCGGCATCCGGTGATTTGTATATCGATGAAGTGTTTTGGATCCCGAAGTTTAAAGAGTTACGCGGTCTTGCCCAGGCGATGGCCACCCATAAAGACTTTCGTATTACCTATTTCAGTACGCCATCGGTGACCAGCCATGAAGCTTATGACTTGTGGAATGGTCGCTGGTACCGAAAAACCAAAGCCTGTAATGATCCCGAGTTTGCCATCGATGTTAGCCATAAGGCCTTAAAGAATGGTCGGCTTTGTGATGATGGTATCTGGCGTCAAAAACTCGATGTTTACGATGTGGTGAAACAAGGCTTTGACCGCATTGATATCAGTATGCTGGAGAATGAATACTCCAAAGAAGAGTTTGATAATCTCTTTATGTGCAAGTTTATTGATGATGCCCACAGTGCCTTTAGCCTTAAGCAGTTGATGGCTTGCGTGGGTAATAGCAAAAAATGGACGGACTTCGATCCAACGTGGTCACGCCCTTATGCCATGAAGCCGGTGGTTATTGGTTTTGACCCTGCCCGAACGCGCGACATTGCTTCTGTTGTTGTGTTGAGTTTACCGCTTGGCCCTGATGATAAATTTCGCTTGTTGGAATCACTGAATCTAAGTGGTAACGATTTTGAAACCATGGCCAGTGAAATCAAAGAGCTCACACTTAAATACCATGTTGTGCATATCGGTGTTGACACAACCGGCATGGGCTTAGGTGTGTTTGAGTTAATACAAAAGTTCTTCCCGTTGGCCATGCCAATTCATTACAACCCGCACAACAAAAACAAGATGGTCATTAAAGCCTTAAACGTAATTGGTAAGGGCCGTTTTGAATTTGACGAAGGCTCAGTCATGGTTGCCAGCAGCTTTATTAATATTCGCAAAAAGGTGGTTGGTGATCAAATCAGTTATGCAACCAACCGCACCGCCGCCACTGGCCATGCAGATATAGCCTGGGCAATCATGCACGCCATGATTTACGAACCATTATCTGGTGACTGCTCAAGTACCAGAACATCAATAGGATTAGATGCAGCATAATGAATTCAACCAAAAGTACGACCACTGAACCGGCTAAAAGTAAATCTATCGATACATTTAGTTTTGGCGACCCTGAGCCGTGTTTAGATAACCACATGACTGAATATGTCGGCCTTTACGCTGACATGGACGGGTTATATTCACCGCCCGTGAGTTTACCGGGGCTGGTGAAATTACTGCGCGTGAATGCGCAGCACGGTCCCATTTTATATTTTAAACGCAATATGATCATGAAATGGTTTCAACCCAATACGGCATTAACACAGCGTACCTTTAAAAAGTTTGCATTTGATTATTGCTGGGCAGCGAATGCTTACCTGCAGGTGATTAAAAATGCCTTCGGTAGCGTGATCAAATTACGGCATTTACCTGCATTATCGATGCGCTATACATCCACGCCTGGTGTGTATGCCCAGCGCTTAAGTAATGGTAAAGTGCTGCGCTTTAAAAAAGGCGAAGTGATACACCTGAAAGAATACGATCCGAATCAGGGCATCTATGGTATCCCGCAATATTATGGCGGTATTCAGTCGGCATTATTGAATGAAGATGCCACCCTGTTTCGCCGTAAGTATTACAAGAACGGCGCCCATATGGGGTTTATCTTTTCAATGGCTGATCCCAATTTGTCGACTGATGATGAAGATGATTTAAAAACAGCAATCAAAGATTCTCGCGGTGTGGGTAACTTTCGCAGCCTGTTTATTAATAACCGCAGTGGTAAGGCTGACGCAGAGAAGGCAATTAAGATTATTCCGGTGGGTGATATCTCGACTAAGGATGAATTTGAGCGCATCAAGAAAATGACGTTAAACGATATGTTGAGTATGCACCGCGCCCAAGAAGCATTAAGTGGGCAAACATCGGGTGACAGTCCTGGCTTTGGTGATTTGGATAAAATCACTCGCGCTTATTACAACAATGAAGTCGTGCCGATGCAGCAGGATATGATGGAGATTAACGAGTATTTACCCAAGGCACTGCATATAGGGTTTGCAGTGCCTGAGTATTCGGATTTGGGAATGGATAAATAGTATATTACAAGGTCTAATAATTTATAGAATTAATTTCTATAAATTATTATGCAGTCTCTTTGTTGCTTTCATCATTCTCATTTTGATGTGCACCATAAACTGCTATTAATATTCCTGCTGCTTTCACTATTTCTGGGAATATAAAAAATTCTTGAACAACTCTTTCTCCCATTAGATCTACAACATTACCGTCAGTGATGATTCCAAAGTACAAGCCAATTCCAATATAAATAACTGAGAATATCATTGAATACATAATTTTATTTGATTCAGGTGCCAGCATATATACAACTACACCGCCAAAAAAGTAAATTATAAAGGATGATGTCAAGCCTAAAAAGGTATCTGAAGCATACCCGAAAACACCACCAACTATAAGGGCAACAACTAATTCAAGAACCCACATGGTGATAATTGGAATAAGTAGAAATTTGAGCCAAGTTTTCATTTACTTTCCTTATTTTAAAATAAAATAGCATTCTGAATTTGAAGGTTAACGATAGCATAAGTAATTCTTAAAATGCTTGATCACAACAACTAAAAAGCCAAAAAAGACTTTAATATTATTGTTTTAACATGCATTTGACCATCTAAAATGATCGTAATATAGAATAACGTATTAATATTTAATAAATGGTTCTTCATCCAGATTTTTAATCTGCTCAATGATCCCTGCCACTATGTTCAATCGCTTCAACGCTCGGTTGAAATTCTGCTGTGATACGTCATTCAGCATGGCGGAATCATTTTCTGTTAAACCTTTGGTAAGGTGATCGATTAAAGCGCGTTTGATATTCTCACTGCCAATCTTGGTGAATTGTAAAAGTAGATTGACTCGTTGTTCTGACTCTAAACTTTTCGTTAAAAACTTCATAAAATTAACATCACTTAACTGATTTGGGTAAATGGTGATTTATCGCTTCGATAAAACCGTATAGCTTGTCATCTGCTGTCAAAACGTGTCTCAACTTTGACATAGGCAATCTTTTATAGATCCTCAAGATCCTTTAGCAATAAGGCATGAGCTATATAAGCGTGTCCATGGTCGTGTCAAAATCGTCAAAAAATCGCGAAAACGCGGTAGGCGAAGAGGAGTGAATTTATCGTGAGCACGCCCGCATGATTAAATGTTTCCCCCACCCGTCAGCAATAGCTATGTATTATAACTAACACGTCATACAACTGTATAAAAAGACAGTTAAACATCGTATAATTTACAGGTCAGTATTTGAATTGAGTGGATGTTTATGCGAGTACTTTGCCCGGAGTGCGGTGTTAAAAGCCGTATCCAGAAAACGAATAGAATTTCGAATAGCTATACAGATTTATATTGCAGTTGTAATAGCCCGGAGTGTGGCCATTCATTTGTAATGAATCTTAGCTTTAGCCATACGCTGAGCCCATCAGCGAAAAGCTCAAGTCAATTAGCTTTTGAGTTGTTGAGAACCTTAGCGCCTGAACAGCGCCAAGAATTACAGCTACAACTTTCAATTTTGTAGATAACAAAAAACTCGTAAAGAGTATGCGTAGAATGGCACACTTAGTTCAGTCACCTAACTTATTATAAGGAAATTTATGCCAGATTTAGCTAATGACTTTTCATTAAAGGTATACAACGCCATTCAAGAGTCGAACCGTATCGGCTATAGCCCAACTGTAATCACTACAATACTGAGGTCTTATGATGCAGTCTCTGTAGCCAAAAAACTCATAAAATCAGGTACTATACAGAGTGGATTTAAAAAGCTATCAGGTCTTGGCCGTATTGATTTATCTTTTGAATCAATAATGCTTGAATCAGATTTTTGCTCGTTATTCACTAAAGAAGAGCTAAGGGCTGCTGAATGGCGCTTATCATCATTAAAGTAATACAGAAATTCATGTAATACTTGATCACTACTTTAGAAACAAGATCTTACTACCCACCAAAATCACTCTACCCAGCAGCCCAACCTTACCAAAACCCTCTTTCTACAAACCCAATAACTGCTAAGTTAAAAAAGAGTAGGTATTGATAAGTGCCTATTTTGATAAATACAGTAAGCATTGGAGTCTTCAAATAGTTAGTTGGTAATAAACATTGAATCAACGAGTTATGGGGAGTAACCTTTCAATATCGCTGACTTACCGTATCATAAAAAGAGAAAAAGATGTTTTTTTCCAATGAACAAAATAAAACTATAATTGTGCAATTTATACAAAGAGTTGAACATATTGAAATTAATGACGAGATAGCTTCAAATAGATTAAAATCTACTCTTGTAATACTGAATCATATGGTAACGCTACCAATGATTTGGGATGAAAAATGCAAATTTAATATTAAACATATCGGAGATCAATTAATTGGAAGATTAAGGACATTTACCAAAAATGAGTCAAATTTAATTAATGATATATATATAATATTATACAGATTCCTACGTGAATTAGATCTTTCATCATATTTACACGTCGATCTTGAACACGCACAAAGATATATGGAATCAGAGTTAATATATGACTCCGATGACGCTTCTCATTCATTTAATTCTCAGATGATTTACGCATCTTACATGATGCCTATAAATATATTTAAAGAATGCCTCAATAATCCGAAGTTAAGTTACTTTGAAAATTTCGAATCAACAGCTGATCGTGCAAATAAACTAAAAGAAACCTGGGATGTTGAAATAAATGCCAAAAAGGTTGAGGTTACCGCCTTAAAAGATAAACTAGATGAATACAAAACAGCTTTTAATTTTGTCGGGTTAAATGATGGTTTTAAAAGTTTATCAACACAAAAAGAATCAGAAGCAAAATATAGTTTCTGGGCTCTTTTTGTAATGGCTTTATTAATCATCGCCCCACTTTGCCTCGAAGTCTTATTAAATTGGCTGGCTTTGAATGAGAACAAGAGCATAGGTATTGACCGTATGTTTATACTTGTGCCTTTACTATCTATTGAGGTGATTTTGATCTATTTTTTTAGGGTCTTATTGAATAATCATCGTTCAGTGAAGGCACAACTTATGCAGCTAGAGCTACGTCAAACACTCTGCCAGTTTATACAAAGCTATACAGAGTATTCCGCTCAAATGAAAAAAAATGATAGTGTGTCTCTAGAAAAATTCGAAAATATTATTTTCAGTGGCATTATTTCGAACTCAGAGAAATTACCAAGTGCTTTTGACGGTATGGACCAAATTGCTAAGCTAATGAAAAATGTAAAACGGACATAATGAATTAAAAAACGGATCGGATTTCTAATAGTTATACCGATTTATATTGCAGCTGTAGTGGCCCGCTATGTGACCACTCTTTTGTGATGAATCTTAGTTTTAGTCATACGCTGAGCCCATCGGCGAAAAGCTCAACTCAATTAGCAATCGATTTGGTGAGAGCATTGCAGCTAGAACAACGCCAAGAATTACAGCAGCAACTTTCTATTTTATAAATACCAGCATAACTATCAGGAAATCCATTAGTAAAAATGAGGAACTGTTTAGTCGCTTGCTCCGCTAAGTTTTTTAGGTAATGCTAACGGCTTTAAATCAGCTGGTGCCTTTTCTTCCACAAAGCATCCAGCTGGACATGGCTCAGTGACCCACACCCAAGTTTTTGAGAAAAAGCAGAAAGGATTTAGATAGATAAGCCCTACAATGAACAATCCTATGATGGGTAATCGTAAACTTAAAGGTATCTTATCTTTAATCCCAAGGTTTAGTTCTTCACACATCCACTTGTTATTATGCTCACTAAACACCTTGTAATGAGCAAACCACGAAGAAAGAAATACTGGCGCTGGTTGTGATATTGCAAGATGTTGATCTTGTAGTTGGCTCAAATCAGCTCTAGTTTTAATGACGGACTCTTCGTCCGCTTCATTAACGTTTGAATGAAGCAATTCAAGCTTTTTACTTATGCCTGTGAGCTTTACACCTACTTCACAATAGGCTTCTTTCTGGAGCTCTCGCGGCTTTAGCATTATACCTATAATACCGACTATCAGTAGGAATACTGACAGAGCAGTACTGTTAAATGCCTTAAAGCCTAAACCAAAAACACCAATAGACAATGAAAGCAGACTAATAATGCTAGGCAGTTTTTCACAAATATCAAAAGATGAAAAATTCAACTTTGCGCCATAAATTACGTTATAGAACTCCCTTGCGATCTGCTTTTTAATTGTTTGTTCTGACATAATCATAGCTCTCCTATGATTGGTACATCCATTCGATCTCGAGCCACAACAACACCATTTTGTATAGCGTAACACTCGACATAATGATCCCCAGAGAAATCGGCTGACTCTTCAAGGGTTTTTGAACCTTTATCATCCATAATTTGACCTCGAATCACTTTTCTTCGTTCAGCCTCCTCACCTCGGTTAAGTACTTTCCACTTAAGTTCGTAAGGGCCAAATATGTCAGAGTCTGCAATCGAGAACTTCAACTTTCTATTTGTTAGAATAGGTAAACCTTGGTCATGGAGCTTTGATAAAAATTCAAACATAGCGTCTTTTTTAACCTCACAATCAAGTGTTATATTGTTTGTAAGTTTCACTGGATGCTTGGTTTGAATAAACTCTTCGGTAGTTTTAGCCACACCTTCATTATCAATAACCGGAAATTTCTTACCAAATACAGCCTTGTACTTTAGATTGCACTTACTCTCTTTACCTACAACACGTGCCTGCATAGCGGATTCACAATTCTCTCTTGCCTCTTTAGCTTTTAGTTGAAATTTGGCATAGACATTCACCTGAGAAAAGCTACCAAATGCACGGTAATAAGCTTTATCCGGCTCATTCTCAAGGAATGAAAAGAAGTCTCTTACCAAAATGTCGTAACTACCAAAACTCTTATTGTCAAAGTCTGTATTATTATCAAGGAAGCGATAACATAGGGTATCAATCAGGAAACCACTCATGTTTATGCCAGCGCGTGCTCGCCACGCTCGTACCATTTTTGCCAAACGTCTTAAGTTATTATTACGCTGTTCATTTTTATCTTTAAATGAGCGAAGTTCAGCACTGGGGTTACAAATCGGCCAACTACCATCACCGTAAGTGTCTGGGAACAAGTATCGACCATCGAAAGTCTTAAATGTTGGCACAACTTCAATAACGTAATTCTTGAAAGTAACAACGACAACATTTCGATCTACCTTAACTTTAGACGTTCCATAAACAAGCTGGATCTGCTCTTTGCAGTGTTTTAAAGCTAGATAAGGATTATCTTTATAGGTAACCAAGAAGCTATCAGGCAAAATATAAAGCATATCCAAGTCACTGATACCACTAATACCAGTATATCGACCATATGAACCGACCTGTAAACTATTTGCAGTTCTATTTTCGCTTCCATTGCGAAAAAACATATTAAGTCTTCGCGTTATACTTCCATAACGCTTACTAATTTGACCTGCATTCTTGATCTGAAGGTTGTTTAAAAAGGATTGAAAGTCTGCTTGAATAGTCATACATCACCACTAGTTAATTGCCTAAAGTTAAGGTGGGGGATAATTATTATTTTTCAATGTCACCAGCAGTTTAAATGCGATTTAATTAGTGAAACTAGTAGGCTTAGAGTTTTAGTCTACCCTTTAGTTTGTTCTATATAACCAACCCCTCACTGCCGTAATTACAATCCTTTACGCGTTATAGGTTAACCCCAATCCCACGATTCCCAAGTTTCCCAACCAAGCGTGTAATTGGATGTATCTTTAATTTCAATTTCAGGACTGTTCCAACCATCCCAAATATTTTGTACTTCGGGTGTAACATCGACCACTTCGGGCGGATGATACTTATCAGAACCCTCGACGTAATATCCTTGCCTCAATTTCACAACGAGGTCTTTACCAACTTTGATTTGAGCACCTTCCCTCATAACGTTGGTAAGGTGATCATCTAAATGAATACCCCGCCTTTTCAACAGCGCTTTAATTCCAGCGTTTAACCTGTCGTTCTTGGAGGGCGTACAGTTATTGACAGAACTCCGAGAAGACCCTTCGGGCAAGTTCAAAACCTCAGCACCTTCGGTGCTACTTGTGCTCGCTTCACTATCGAGCAATGCTTGTGACTTCGGTTGTATCTTCCATTTACGTGTACGCGTGTTAACAGCATCACCACCGACGACTTGAAAACCTTGGAGCTTAGAAACGAATTCACCATATTCATTGCCCATTTCTGCAGTGTTATAATCATTACGGATCAGTAAATCTTTACGAGATACAAACGGTCCACCTTGCGCCATCACATAAGCGGCGAAGTCGCCTTTATCTGCCGCTTTCATTGCATCGGATGCTGCAGCTGCGTTGCTTTTCAATTCAGGCTTGTACTTATCAGTGATCACTTCCCATCGCTGTAATGACCCCATAGCTTCATAATTTAAACGTGGGCCGTGGAAATTTAACTGAGGACCCATAAATGTTGGGTCTTGGTCAGGGAATTGTTCGTTGAATAAATTGTGCAGTTGCTTACTACTTAACGTAGTTACAAAGCTTTTGAAGGCATTTTTATCATTATTAGCATAACGACGTAATTCACGATAAGTCGTAACCGGTGCACCACCAATAGGTTGAAATTGACGAATACGCCAGCGACTTGCCCAGGCGGTAACGTGTGCAGCCATTTCTCTTTGGTCGCGGCCTGTTTCATCATCAAGTTCGCCTTTCATGCCATAACCATCAATGTTTTTACTTATGTATTTAGCAATGTAACCCGTTGCAGTACCCTTACTTGGATCCATCATTTTCACATCACAACGTGGGCGATAATCTAACGGGCCAACAATGGTTTTTCGGTAAACTTTTGGGAATAGCTCCGTTACTTCTTCATTAATTGCATAACTAATGAAAATTTCACGGATACGATCAACATGCTCAGGTTGCATGAACATGAGTAAATGCCAATGTGGTGTGCCATCATGATGCGGTTCAGCAACACGCATACCAAAAACAGGTAATTCTTCACGTTTTAGCTGCGCACGTATTCTTGCCCATATTTGGCATAAATAACGCTGCGCCTCTTTCGGACTGTTTCCCAGCCATTGGTCAACAAAACCCCCTTGCTTGCGGGTGTTATGATATTTTGATGGTGCAGTCAGCGTTAGAAATAACCCATCACAGCCCATTGCGGTTGCAATACTTTGATATCCAGCCATACGAACCATTAACTCACAACGTCTAATTGCAGGGTTAGCGGTCGATTTGTAGAACATGTCATATAGGGCAATTTCTTCACCAGAATCTTCATCAAAGATAGACATACCTTTGATAAAATCTCTGTTGCGTTGTTTTTGGTTTTTCCATTCGTGCATGCAGTCGCGCGAGCAATACGGGCTTGCCGCTTTTTGCACTTGACCAACAGCAATAGCAAGATGTTCTCGCATAGCCATACGTTTTTTATTTAACTTATTTTCCCAGGCACGCTGGCAAACTAAACGTAAAATGCCACATTCAGCTTCAGACTGATGCAATCCATCGTTTCTGTTATACGGCGGTGTGTAACCAAACTCCCTGCATTCGACTTGCATGTTTTCAAACACAGCGATAATTACGTCTGCATAATCTTTATGGTTGGCTTTTTCGATTTCAATTAAAGGTTCTAATTTACTTACAAAAAAATCAGCAAATTGCTGACTTAGTTTTTTTATTTCACTCTTGTCCATTTCAGCTAATAGTTTTTCGCGTGACAAGTCATTGTTATGAACATAGGCATTTCTGAATTTGAATTGTCGTCTGTATTGATCAAGCACTTTTTGTAGGCGTGGGTTTATCTTCTCACCGACTGTTTTTAGAAGGTACAAATTGGCAGCAGAACGACCTTTTTGCTTAAAGGTTTTATTATATCGCTCGGCAAAGTACCTGCTAAGGTAATGAGGCATGTCACCAAAGAACTGCTTACGCCATTCATGATCATCAATTTCAGGATTAACCTGAAACATCGCATTTTCAATAAGCGACATTTCAGGTTGTTGGAATTCTTTGCCTTGCGTTGGAGTACGGGAAGGCTTACGACTGCTGTCCTCCCCCCTTTCTATCATTCCAATAATAGTTTTAGGACCTGAAGATAAGTGCTTTATGGTAGCGGTCATACTTGCGCATAGTCCTGTGTATTCAAAACCACGTAACCGCCCTGACCTGTTAAACAACGGATCACACCTCGGAAAATCTGACGGCAGTTAAGTTGATGACATGCATTACGAACAGCATCAGCTTTAGTATTAAATTCACCGATTTCGACCGTTCTATATTCAGCCGTATGAGGATGTGTACGCATGCCACCATTGGGGCCAATTTCGATTGCTAAATACATCATGCGACCATCCAAATTGTTGTATTGTGGATCTCGAGTGTTTTTTCCCACCACAATTCAATGCAGCTAACTAATTTGGTTAAGGCCAAGCCTTGCGCCATAAAATACACAGAGCGAATAGCACCTAGTGCAAGTTGTTCTTCAGTTGAATTAATGTCAGAACAAGTCACTACGCTTTGCCAAAATGCAAATACAGTAATCAATACCTCTTCGGGCTTCAGCGTAGCGTAAAGGTTGAAATGAAAACTCGGCATAGCAAGGGCGTCATTACGACCAGCATCAACACACTCAAACAAATCGATGATCCAATCTGTTTTTTCTTCGTTGATGCCAAGCGAATGCAGCGCTGAACGCACATCTTCAACAGGGGCTAAAATACGTTTCATGCTGCTACCTCGTTTTTAATTAAATTGCTTAGTTCGTTATACGCAGAAGTGACTTGTTTAAATGCGGTTAGTCCATCTAGGTAAATCGTTTGATCCATTAATTTGTGTTCAGACCAGGTATTCGGGTTTTGCACTCCGCTAAAGTAAGCTTTATCAATTGCGATAACTTCGAGCGCATCAGCATGGCCAATATAACGAACAGACACACTCACCTTTTCAGGCTTAGCAATGGCAATAAATATCAACTCGTTAATCACATCATTGATTGTTGGATTTAGTTTAATCACTGTATTCCCTTACTTGTTAAATTCGGTTAATGAAAATTGCGATAACGCTGTAAAAACAGGAGCAAATTGTTTGATAGCTAGATGAATTGAAGCTCGTTGAATTTTATTATATTTTTCAAACTGGTCTTCTTTATCCCGTTCCTGAAGACCAGCAGCAAAACAGATAATACGCTTTGGTTCTTCGCCTAATTTGTTATAGATAACGGCAACGCGGTTACGGTTAAACATGGTTCGGACTTGGGTGATGGCTTCAGCAGCTGTCATTTTTACTTTTTGTTCAGGTATAAATTGGACTTGTCCCATGGTTATCTCCTTTACATGCCTGGTATCGGCATTCCATTAATGACTGCATCAGCACACATAGACACGAACGGCCCTGCACCACCGCAGCGGTTTTCAACGTCTGACATAAGAAAGACCAATTCACGGACTGCTGATTGTGCCTTTTTAATAATTGCGTCTTTCTTATGGCGTGTAAGACGGCGGTCTGATTCTGCTTCTAAGATATGGCGACTAATATCACCGGTATGAATTGCTACGCTCATTGCGCTTACGGTTAGTGGCTTGGACTCACCTTGCTTTGGTAGGCGAACGGCGGTTAAACCGACTTCGAGTATCGCACTGTTGATAATGTCGTGATTGTCCGTTGCTTTGGTAATCTTGATTAACTCACTAACGGTTAATTGGTGTGGTTGGTTTGGGTTTAACTTGTTGCGTAGCATCTGGCCACGCATACCACATGTCTTTGCAATTGACTCTACGTTTTCAATATCTGCAAAGCGGATACAGGCCGCGTCAATTACGGTTTGTTTGCTATCATTAATTTCATACATTGAACAAATCTCCCTATTTGCGATGATCAAACTACGCTGACAAAGCAGCGAAGGTTAATATGAATACTACAAAGACAACTTCAGATACGATGATTACTGGGCATATGAATTCGTGTTTGATTTCACACTGACTACACCGTCTTGTGCATTTACCTTTGCTGCTTAATTTTATTCGTTTAAGCATGTTGAATACCTTTAAGCTAACCATGGCTTATCTGAGTTTGATTCCAAACACATAACAGTTAGCTTCGCGATATTGACATGACGAGTAGCACGAGGCTTATGCTGCGTAAACGGTAAGGCTCCGCTGTCCATTTGACTGGTAACAGCACAGACCGTTTGGCCAGTTCTTTCTGCGAACAACTCGACCGCCATGGTAGGTACATCGTTCATTTGAATCACAATTGTTGTCGACATAATTACTTCCTTATGGGATTATTTAGGGTTATACACACTTAGTACGCCTTATCGCTACTTGCTGGTAGCAACAACTCACTTATGAGTAGTTAATGCGATGATAGATCCAAATATGAGTAGCTGTCAACATGAATTATGGAAAGCAAATAAAAACATTAAGAACAAACTTGGGGATCACTCAGAAAAGCTTCTCTGAAATAACAGGTATAGCATTGAGTACATTGACAAAAATAGAAAGTAACCACTCTAATGCTGGGCTACCTGTTATTGACAAAATAATTAGTCTCCCTCAATTTGAAATGTATACACTTTGGTTAATGAAGAATGTTGACGCACCTGAAAATGGACAGTTCACACCAGATGAAAACTCCAATATGGAAACACTCAGCTCAACATCCATAAATAGAAAGCCCACATTGGAGTCCTTGAACGACCAACATATCCAGCTCCCTTTCTACGAAATATCAGCATCTGCGGGTGTTGGTTTATTGGCTGAAGTTGAAGAGCGTCCAAAATCAATTAGCTTTGAACCAAACTGGTTACGTAGTGAAGTTGGTGTATGTCCGAGCAATGTATTTTTGATGTTAGTAGACGGCGACAGCATGCAACCAACATTAAAGAACGGCTCTATGATCATGGTTAATCGTGATGTGGATAATTTATCTGATGGGGTTTATGTCATGCGTCATGACAATAACTTATTAGTGAAGCGACTTCAGATGTTACCAGGCGGCATTATTCGCGTTAAGTCTGATAATACGATGTATGACCCTTGGGAGATCACAAAATCTCAATTGGATGGTGAAGAACTAGCGCTTATTGGGCGTGTTGTTTGGACTGGGCAAAAGATGTGA